TTACAACGTGCGGGGCGAACGGCTGCTATCAGGCACTACAGTGACTCGCGTCCCGAACGCATCCCGCGGCTGGACCTGCTGCACCTGGAACTGCTGCGATGCCGGCTGAGGCTGAACCATGCGCTGATCGATCGAGCGATCAGGAATCGCCGGATCGAACGCCCCGTTCTCCACGTAGTTCATGCATGCCGAGAACGACAGCCGAATCCGCGTGCCTTGCTGCGTGTTGCAGCGACACCCGTTCAACACGCCATCACGATACCCCAACTCCATCTTCGAAGCGTTGCGGCGCACCAGGTCCTCATTGCGCGACGACACACAGAACGGCTTCGGGTACGTCACCGGCTTGGTCAACTCGTCGTAGATCGGCGCCGACGCCGGCAAGTCCGGCACACGCGGCTTGCGAAGCTCCAGATACTGCGCTTCCGTCAGCACCTTTTCCTGGCCGCCACCTGCCGCCGAAACCGGGTTCAGGATCGAACCGACCTTGTCCGTCACCGAGTCAACCACGGATGCCGCACCAGGAGCTGCAACTTCTTCCGCCGCCGCTTGCTGCTGTTCTTCCTGGTAACGCTCATATGCCCGGTAGACCAGGAACGCCGCAACGACCAGGACCACGCATGCCGCAATGAACTTCTTCGGCAGTTGCACTTTGAAATGGTGCTTGCCCTGCGTACTCCGGTACATGCCGAAGTACTTCTTATCGAGCTTGATCGTGGTCTTGTCCGCATCCTTGAAGCTGGTTTTCTTCTCGACCGCATCAATGACCGTATCGGACTCGAACCTCAACAGTTGCTGGGACTTGAACACACGCCAGAAGTGAACATGCCCATTCGCCAAACGCCGGATATGCACGTCGATGAATCGCGGGTCCTGCGTAACCAAGTGCATTTCATGGCCCTGATGCCGAATCAGTTCGAAGCGGCTTACATGCTCTGGCGGCTTCTGGCGCGGATCGCGCACACCGAACCAACCTTGCGCCTCGTCAACGACGATAATCGCGTCATTGGGCAACTCAAACCACTTATAGGGGTCCTCAAATTCGAACCAGGACGCCTTTAACTTGTCGGTCTTAAGCTCCGGAATGTTGTGATAGTAAACCACCCTACTTTCAGCAAATGCCTTTTCGTCAATTTCACGAATAGTATTAAGCGTTTTACCGTGACCCGGCTTTCCAGTACGAATATAAATCATGCTTTAAGCCTCAATCGAAGTTCCACCCGGCTTGTTCCAAACTTGTTTGCGCTTGCGGTCAGTTCGCTTGTCCCAACCGGAAAGAATCGCGCGAGTCACAACAGCCGCCATGCAAATATTGATCGCTATATCAACATTGCCCAAGCCAAGAATCATCTGTATCTCTACAGAGGACGCGCTAATCTTGGACGTAATGAAATCTTTCGCAGTGTCCACAAGTAGATTAACGCCCATGTACGTAACAAAGCCCACGCCCAGGAAGCGCAGCACCATGCGTACCAGTGGCATAACAATCATCAGGATCAACTGTGCAGCATATAGATATTGCATCACTCACCTCCAAAACCGCGACCGACATAGAGCGTCGCAAAAATACTTGCCGCCACAACAATCAGCACGCCCAGGTCAGAAGCAAACGCACACAGCGGCTTATAAGAGAACGTGAAGGAGTGACCGCCACCAGTAGATAGACTGAACTGTTTATCAGGCGGACAACCCGACGGTAGAAACCGACCAGACTGCGAAATGAACGAGGGGATTTCCACTTCCTGGTCAGGCTGTTCTTTGAACTCTTCGCCCTGAAACAACTTCGAAATCTTCTCTTTGTTCTTCTCGAAATCATTCATTTCCTGAGCGTCACAACGCGCCTGCTTCTGCTGTCGCAAGATGGCGCACTGAATGGCGTCGCCTTCGCACTGCAACGGGGTTTCGCACGCCTCACCAGAAACCGAAGACGGCTTGCAACTGGGGTCCTTGGCCGGGTCACACTTGCCATCCTCATCCCCGTCGCCATTGCCATTGCCATTGCCGTTGCCGTTGCCGTCTCCATCGCCATTACCGTCCCCATCACCGTTGCCGTCTCCATCACCACCGCCATCTCCATTGCCGTCCCCTCCTCCATTACCGTTGCCATCGCCGCCACCGTCGCCGCTCCCGTCTCCATCACCACCGTCTCCACCATCGCCCGGATCAGGCATCACGCACGTCGTGCCGGACCACTTCGCAGGCGGGATACAACCGTGCTCGTCAGGCTTGTTAGGGTCAGTCGGGTCCGTAGGATCGGTGGGGTCAGTCGGGTCTGTGGGGTCCGGATTGTTGCCACCCGAACTCTCATCCGTGGGTGAGCATTCATCGCCGGTGAATGTGCCCGTGCCAGAACAAAATCCCTTCGTCGGGTCGGTATTCATCGGGCCGCACGTCGAAGCGCCCAAGGCGACCCGGCAGCCCTGTTTGCAGACGTTTTCAATCGAGCCAAGACCATTCAAGTCCGGGCGAATCAATGACCAGGACGTAGTTTGTCCAGCCTTATCCCGGCATTGATTATCAGGCTTGCACACGGCAACACCGGTAGTCATATCAAGATTACTGCCTTCAGGACACCTATCGCCTTTCAAATAAACAGTCGTATTAAAAAGAACCCAATCACCAGAGCGAACCAAGCAATAGAAAACCTTACCCGCCTCACTTGGATTTGACGAAGGTTCCATAACAAAAACCCGCCCTGGATCGCGAGATATACCAGTGAAATAAATATCGCAACCCGCCGAGGGCGACGAAACTTTCCTATCGTGAGAACTAAGATACCAATAATAATAATCGGCAGAGGCATTCGCGGAGAAGGCGACCAATAAAGCTAGAAATAATCTATTCATATGCCACCTATACGCGACCAAATAAAACAACAAAAATCGCAAGACTCGTAACAATAAGAACAAACCACTGAGCAGACATGTTATTTAACCTCTAGAAGTCCGGGCATTTGCGGTTTGCGTCGCAAGCTCCGCTAAACGCGCAAATTGCCCGGTCAGCTGATGCAGAAAAAAGAAACCCCGCCGGAGCGGGGTTCGTTATTGCCGCACCGTAAGGCGCAGATGGAGCTTTTACAGCGCTCGGCGCATGTACTTGAACGAAGCCGCCGCGACCAGCAGCCCAAACACGGCCCAACCGATAGTGTTCACATCGGTTCCAGCGGTCGTCAGGGCCTTGGTAGCCTCTTCGGGAACCGCTGCCGAAACCTGAGTGACAACGCCCAGGACGGCAGCCGATACAGCACCAGTGCCTACAGCGAGTTTGCGAACGAACTTTTTCATATTCACCTCAGAACAGTTTTTTGAGTACAAGGAATCCGAACGCGATACAGAAGAGCGTAATAACTTCACCCTTAAGTTCATGAACATCTTCCCAACTAAGTTGCGAGCCAAGCTGGCTCTGCATTTCCTCGCTTGTGAAAGTCCGCAGCGAGCCGGAACAAACAAGCTCGCCACCTGGACCCGACAGCCACGAACCGTCACAGGCGATGAAATTCATGCCGAAGCTGCTGCCTTCGGCGCGGCCGGCTGGACGGCCTGGAGCTGGAGCGGCAAGCCATCACCCGACAACCAGAAGTCGAAGCCGGCGTTACCCGCCCTGCTCGCCCAGGCCTGGACGAACACCGGCACGGAAACCGTCTTGCCCTTCTGCTGATTCCAGGCGTTGTTCAAGCCGCCATCCATGTGCCGCTTGGAGATCCGCACGGCGATAATTTTCTGTTCGATCAGACCGAACTTGTTCGGCTGCTCGACCTGGACAAGCACTGAATGCTCGGTGATTTGCTGCTGGCCGTTCTGGCCGTTGACGGTGCGGGTTTCGCAGTAATAGCCCTGGCACAGGCCGATGAGAGCGAGCATATGATTTACCTCAGGGGTTCAACTTGTGGGCTTGTGCCCGGTTCACGAAATGCCCATGCGGGCGGCGTCACGCTCCGGCCGCGCCGGAACGTCTTGAAGTCTCGGTTGATGCGCTGCCGGCGAACGGCCTCGGCCGCCTGTTCCTGGACGACTCGACGCATGACCAGGTCCAGGACCTGGCGCACCAGGTGCTCGTCCTGGACGAGGTGGGAAAGGTCTTGCTCCAGGTCCCAGCGGAGCGACTGATGGGCCACCTTATCCATCGCTGCGCGCCCTCCTCGGCTCGTCTAGCCAGCGCACGAAGCGCCGGAAGAACGCGAAGAACAACGCCAGGAACGCCACCAGGGCGCAGACGGCAACCACCATGGCCAGCACCGGGAACGCCGCGCAGAACTCGAAAATGGCGGCGACAATCGGCGTCAACATCGCGAACAGGGCGATGAAGACAACCCAACCCAGCAGAAACCGAAGAGGCGCTTTCATCACGCTGCCTCCACGGTCGGCTCGACGTACCAGTCGGGGCGCTGGGCGCTGAAATCGACCTGGACGAACCGCAGCAGCGGTACGACGTTGTTCGCCCGGTCCGCTTCGTGGAGCTTCTGCAGGGCGGCTTTCGACAGGCCCGCAGCGCAGATGTCCCGGATATGGTCGTAGAAGGTTCGGCGAGCCATAGACGCCATGGTCTCTTCCCACCCGTAGTCCTTGAGGCTTCGGTATGTGCGAAAGAGATTCAGGGCATAGCTATCGTTAGGCTTGCCGGGAACAAACACCGGAGGAATTGTCACCCCAGTGGAGGGATCGACCTTGGCCTTGGTCCACTTCCCCTTACCTTCCTTGGTGTGCTTTTCGAGCAGTGCGGCCAGCACTTTTTCATCATCAATCACTCGCATCTGGATACCCTCAAAGGCCGCGAAAAGGTCCGCTGTAACCGCTTGCCAGCACTCCTGAATCAGGCAGCGCCCCTCTTCTTGGAGCCGCTGCTGGTAGGCGATCAGATCAACAAGCCGAGACGGGATGCCCCGGCGTTCCAGCCACCGGTGCATTACCGTGGCCTCCATGCGGAGCAGGTAGCGCACCCACTCCTGCAACCGTGGGTCAGACATGACCCGAGCAGACCGAGCAGCCGACAGATCGGCCCGCCCTGCCCGCTTCAATTCGTCCAACTGGGCCTGAAACTCGGTGTGTTTGAGATACGCCTTCAGGCGCTTCAGACGGGACTCTTTCGCTCCCCAGTAGGCGGACGTCTGGTAGTTGTCGCCGCGACTCTTGGTGTGGCCGTTGCTGACGTTGGTCAGCGCCTGGATGACCTGGAGCGCGGTGCGCTCATCCGGCAACCGGCTGGAATACGTGCAGTCCAGGGCGTAGACCTGAGTCGCCGGAACATCGAGCTTGGCGAACAGGTCGGGATACGTGGCGTGTAGCCACTTGAACATCACCTCGGCCCCCTTCTGGATACAGGTCGGACCGAACACGTTGTGCCCCTGGAGCAACTTCGCCGGGCTGGCCTTCAGCTCTACGCCGGGCATCAGGCGCTTGCCCAGGGACTGGTGAAACACCTTGAACGCCAAAGGCGTGAAGCCCGTACTCAGTGACTCCCAAGCGTGCCGCAGGTAGTCAGCCTGTAGCTCTCCGCCCTCCCCTCGACTGATCTGCCCTTGCAGCGGCACGCCCAGGCTTTCCAGATCCACGACATGCACCGGATCCGCACGTCCTTCCACTCCGAGCAGTTGGATGTGCTCGAGGCGAAACGGGACGAACAGATGCAGTTTGTCGAGCAAAGCCAAATCCTCGATCCGCTGAGGGAATCACGTGTTGAAAAATCACAAATGATTGTTGGCCGCTTTATAGCTTAATCACACGTGATTAAGCAACACGTGCAAAAATCACGTTCATCGAAAATCACACGTGATGGCGAGGTGAAATCACACATGGCGAAGACCTACCGTCTGCGAGACGAGGCCGTCGAAGCGCTGAACGCAAAGAGGATCAAGCTGATCGTCGAGCGAAAGGAGGATGTGAAGGAAAGCGATCTGCTGGGCGCGCTGATCTGGAAACATCTGTCCACCCTCACCGCCCAGGATGTGAAGGCCTACAGAGAGCAGGTCCTTGGCAAGGACTGAGTGCGACCGTCGCACAAAAGTCCACCATTAGAGATGGTGGACCCGGCTGCGCCGGGATCGCTCCCGGCCACCCCTCCGCAACACCCACCCATCAACACCAAGGGACGCTGTCCCTTGTCATCCCTGCCCTTCGCCAGGGGGTCAGAGGGCAGGGGGAGAAAAGCTTCCCCCTACCCTATGACCGGAGGCTGTCTTTGTCCGAGGTGGTTCAAGGGTTCGCTCCGCCCGGGACTCCGTTTGTCACCGCAAGCGCTGACAAGCCGGGGTCGCGGCCCTTGACCTGCCGGAGCTTCGAGGGGCTGTCAGCTTTGCAGAAGATCGCCCTGGGCGACGTGGTCAAGCAGCGAAGAGGCAGAAGCGCGGGCGTTGTCGATGATCTGCTGCTGGACGTTGCACCGGGTCTGCAACCTCGCCAGTTCGTCCATGGCTTGCTTGAGCTGATAGGTCAGCGACCCGTACCGCTCAGCGGCGAACCGATAGGCACCGGCAGCCGTGGTCGCACCGGTCTGTTCCTTGAGTTTCTCTACGAAGTCGGGGGATTCATCGGGGAGTTTGACAAGCATGGCGGCTCCTTTTGGTACCGTATTCTCGACCAGGTCGTGCTCGAGCTCGACGAAAATGGTACCACTGCCACCGAGAAATGGTACCAATATTTTCGACCAGGTCGTTCTGCAGGATCCTCTGCCGGTACCAAAAGTGGCCTCGCATAATGGGCATTACGTGTAAATGCTCGCCCGGCGCGGGGCGATTTTCCGGGCTTCGCATTCGGCCTGCGGCCGCCGCAGGTAACGTAACGCCGAGGTCATTATGCGAAGCAAGAGTGTTAAGGCCAAATAGTAATGTCTCGATCTAGCCAAATAGAAATGTCCCAAATCGGCGTCTAGGGTTTCCCTCCTGCATCACCGGAGGCACGCCATGACTGCGGCAACTTGCGGATGGGTCACAATAAGCATGCGGGAGCTGGATCGCCTCAAGGTCATCGAGGCAATCATCGAGGGTCGGTTGAAACCTGCCGCTGCGGCGCAGCGTCTGCGCCTGACGACACGTCAGGTGCACCGGCTGGTTCTGCGTTATCGCGAGGACGGCCCAGCCGGCCTAACATCTCGTCGACGTGGTCAGCCGAGTAACCGGCAGCTGTCGCCAGGTCTGGAGAATCGCGCCATTAGCTTGATTCGACGGAACTATAGCGACTTTGGTCCAACTCTGGCCCAGGAAAAACTGGTCGAGTGCCACGGCCTTAAGCTGGCCAAAGAAACGGTACGACGGATCATGGTTGATGCCGGCATGTGGGTACCGCGCAAGCAACGGCCGCCCAAGGCCTATCAGCCACGCAACCGGCCGCCTGTTGCGGCGAACTGATCCAGATCGATGGCAGCGATCATCGCTGGTTCGAGGATCGTGGACCGGCCTGCACGCTGCTGGTCTTCATTGATGATGCAACCAGCCAGCTGATGCACCTGCATTTCACCGAGGCCGAATCGACCTTCAGCTACTTCACCGCCACCCGCGCCTACCTGGAGCGGCATGGAAAGCCGCTGGCCTTCTACAGCGACAAAGCCAGCGTGTTCCGCAGTAACCATAAGGCGCCTCAGGGTGGCGACGGCTATACCCAGTTCGGCCGAGCGATGTACGAGTTGAACATCGAGAGCATTTGCGCCAACAGCAGCCAGGCCAAAGGTCGTGTGGAGCGTGCGAACCTCACTCTGCAGGATCGCCTGGTCAAGGAGCTGCGGCTTCGCGGAATCAGCAACATGCCCGACGCCAATGCCTTTGCAGCCCACTTTATGGCCAGCTACAACGCGCGTTTTGCCAAGCCCCCGCGCTCTGAGCATGACTGCCATCGCCCGCTGCACAGTGATGAAGATTTGGATCTGATCTTCGCCTGGCGAGAAGCGCGGCGAGTTTCGCAGCGGTTGACCGTGCAGTACGACAAGGTGCTGTATCTGCTAGCGGACACTCCGCAGTCCCGTCGCCTGGCGGGTGATCATGTCGAGATCTACCACTACCCGGATGGCCGCATCGAGCCCAGGGTGGACGGCACCGCCCTCCCCTTTACCACCTACGACAAACTCTGCGAGATAGACCAGGGTGCCATCGTCGAGAACAAGCGCTTGGGTCATGTGCTGCAAGTCGCCCAGCTCGTCCAAGCGCAGCGCGACAGTCGGCGCTCGCAATCGGTACCGGGAAATCCGCGGCAGTCAACGCAAGGCAAGATGCTGTCGAAGAAGGCGCAGCGAGAACTGATGCCGGAAGATATCGCCGCCGCCCTGGATAACACGCCACCATCGAGGCGAAGTCGCCATGCGTGAGTCAATCAGCGCCGAGGCACTGAAGATACTAGTGGTTGCCGGAGCTGCGCGGTACTTACGTGCTATTCCGGCGCCTTCCGGCCACGGTTGGCAGTTCCAAGTGCGCTACAGTCCCGACGGTCAATATTACCCGCTACGTTCTCGAGGTGAACTTGTGCGCGTATTTGGATCACTGGACTCGCTTAATCGGTACGCAAATCGTTTGGGCATCCACACGTATAGCGTGGAGTTATAACTGTGACACGAATTTCCCCATGTGGGGAGTCGACAGGTTTCTAGAAAAATAGTTCGATAAGTGTAGCGACTTTCGTTTGCAAACCGCTACAAATAGCGCTGCGGGCCAACCAGCTGAGTTTTTCCAACACCTGACAGTGTGGAGTAACGCTTCTCCGAGTTCCGGAATCAAGGGCTATGGTATCTACATATTATTTAGCGGGTGTAATAATTTTTATCTAGCCCTCTTTATCGAAGGAGAGGGCCAGATAACATTAGATCGCTGCAAAATAGGCCAGCAGCAAGGCTACTGCGGTCGTATAGCGGAGGCCCGATTTGATCGTATTGAATACGTCGCTGAAATTTGGCGCGTCCAGACGTAGGCCAACACCAGGCCCTACCAACGTCTTAATATCCTCGGGGAGCGTCATTGCCTGCCAAGTGCCTGGAGCCAGTGTCCGCAGGTTCACACCGTAGGAAACCAGCAGCCCGGACTCCTGCGAAATGCCTCCGGAGGCGTCCGGAGATAGACCAACGTCGGTTGGATAGACGTTCGGGCTGCCCTTGAAGCGGTCAAGATATCCGCTGCCGAAGCGAGCCTTTATTCTATCAAGATTCTGCGCCATGGAGGTGAGCAAAGGAAGTATCTCACCGTTGCAAACACGTTCCTTTTCATTGACCATCCTGAAACCAATGGTTACGCCGTTGGCTAGTTCTTGGGCAAGCAA